TCGAGGCTTGCAAGAAACCGGCCACCCCGGTAAACTCTTCGGACTCTGATGCGGGGTGGAGCAGTCTGGCAGCTCGTCGGGCTCATAACCCGAAGGTCGCAGGTTCGAATCCTGCCCCCGCTACCATGTTTATCTGACACCCGGATGCGGCGATCTCTGCGAAGAGGTTGCCGTTTTCGTTTTTGACGGTGACGCGATCGCCGATGAGTTCGCGCAGCGCATCGCGCGCGGCGGGTACGTCGCGCACGTCGGCCAGGCGGTCGACCACACTGCGCCAGCGCTCGCGGGCGCGGGGGATCATCTGGGATGGCTGGAACGCCTTGATAGCGGCGAGTTCAGCGCGGGCGGTTTCGACGGCGCGCTCGGCGGCGACCAGTTCGGCCTTGGTGCTGGCGGTGATGATGCCGGCGCGCAGGGCGGCCATGATGTTCTGCTGCACGCGCTCGGCGTCGGCCAGCCGGCGCTTGGCGGCGTCGGTGTCGGGGGCGGCTTTCTTGAGGGCGGCCATGGCGGCGCGCTGGTAGCGCTGGAAGGCAGCCTCGCTGAGCAGATCGTTCCGCACGCCGGCGATCAGGGCTTGTTCCACCGGTTCGCGCGCCACGCGCAGGCGTGAGCTGCAGGCGGCGTCGCCGCGATCCTTGTGAGTGGCGCAGCCGTAGCGGTAGCGATCGACGATGACGAGCGGGCCGCCGCACTCGGCACAGCGCAGGATGCCGCTGAGCAGGTGGCGGGGCGGCCGGCCGGGGCCGCCCTTGCGGTCGCCGGTGCGCTTGGGCGCGGCGCCGCGGATGCGCGCCTGCACGGCGTCCCATGTTGCTTGATCGACGATGGCCAGCTCGGGCTGCTCGGTGATGATCCACTCGGCCTCGGGGCGTTCCTTGCGGATGCGGCGGCCGGTGTCCGGGTGCTTGACCCAGTGGCTGCGGTTCCACACCTGGCGGCCGACGTAGATGGGGTTGGCGAGGATGCCGATGCCGCGGCGCACGTCGCCATAGACTGCTGTGAGGTACCACTGGCCGCCGCGTGCGGATGGCACGCCCTCGGTGTTGAGCGCGGAGACGATGGCGCGCGGGCTGCGGCCGGTGGCGTACTCGGCATAGATGCGGCGCACGACGGCGGCTTGCGCTTCGTCGATGGAGCGCTGCCCGACCTCGGTGACGCGGTAGCCGTAGGGCAGGCCGCCGGCACTGGCGCCGGCTAGCGCGCGCCCGGTGAGGCCGCGGTGGGTCTTGTCGGCGAGGTCGTCCAGGTACAGCTCGGACATGAGGCCGCGCAGGCCCACGTCGGCCTTGTGCGACTTGCGCGCGGTGTCCACGCCGTCGCTGACGCCGACCAGGCGCAGGCCGGCGAACTTGAGCCGGCGCACCGTGATGGCGCACTCGGCGCTGTCGCGGCTGAGGCGGCTGAGGTCGTCGACCAGCAGCACGTCGTAGCTGGCCAGCTCGGCCAGCAGCTTGAGGTAGCCGGGGCGGTCGTTGCGCGCGCCGCTAGTGGCCGCGTCGGTGTAGACCACGGGTGCATCCCAGCCCTGGCGCTGGCAGTAGACGCGGCAGTTGCGCAGCTGGTCGTCGAGGCTGGCCTCGCGCTGGCTGTCGCTGCTGTAGCGGGCGTAGGCGGCTATGCGCATCGGGAAAGACTATGCCGCCTTGTCAGATTGCAGCAATGGGGGGTGATTTGGACGCTCGGCGGCGGAAGCGAAGCGCAGCGCGGCTTGCTCGCGCAGATAATCCTCCACATCGCGGGCGGCGAGGGCGTCGATCAGGCGCAGGTGGGCGGGGGTGAGGCTGCCGTCAGCCATGGGCTTGCTCCATGGACGCTCTTTCATCGGGTTGCCCTCGCGGCTCGGCGGGCGCGCTTGGCCGCCTGTTTGGCCCGGCGCCGCACGATGTCGGCGGGGGTGCGCATTTCGCGCTGTGATGGCTTGCGCGGGGAACCTTGGAACGTGGCGGCGGGGGCTAACGCGGCAATGAGTGCCGCGATCAGTGCCGAAGATCGGATAGACGGTTTCATGCGGCGATCCGTTCCGGCATCTGCACCGGGTCGAGGTTGGCGCGGGCGAGGGCGCAGAGTGGTGGTGGGCTGACGCTGTTGCCGACCATGCGCACGGCGGCGCTGATGGTGAGGGGCTTGCCGCTGGCGGTGCGGTCGATGATGTAGTCGGCCGGGAAGCCCTGGGCGCGGTACAGCTCGCGCGGCTTGAGCATGCGCAGGCCGATGTCGACGATGACGTAGGGCGTGCCGTGCAGGGTGACGGTGACCAGGGCGAGGCGATCGCGGGTGGTGACGGTGTCGAGCGATGCGCGCAGGTCGCGGGGCTGGCCGTTGCCGTAGTAATTGACCAGCAGCGCGGCGACGCGCAGCGCGCCGGCTTCGTGTTCGGGCGACAGCGTGCATTCCACGACGGCCTGATTACCGGCGGCGGTGATCGTCGGCACCTGCTCATCGGCGCGGGCGCCGCTGTGGCCGCTGGTGTTGGTGACCAGGTGCGCGGTCACCAGCCGTTGCTGGCTGCCGGTGGCGGTGATGGCGCTGACGGGTTCGGCGGCGCCGCGCGCGCGGGCCGGGTTGCCGTGTTCGCCGCCGCCGTTGGCTTGCTCGAGGAAGGCGGTGAGCACGCCCATGGCATGGGCTGCGCCAGCCGGCCGTGCCGCGCCGGCGCCGCTGGTGATCGTGGGTGTCGGGTCCATGCACGACGCGCCGGCGCTGTCGCCGCGGAACTTGACCAAGTGCGCCGCAGCGAGGGCGTGCCCATTGCTGGCGGTGATCGCGCCGAGCGTACTGGCGACAGGCTTCGTGCCTGGGCCCCATCGCTTCACGCCGTCAGGTTTGCCGTCGCCGTGGGCAGCTTGAACCAGCGTCGGCGCCACGACGGCGTGGCTGCCGCCCTTCGGCCAGGCCGTAACCACGCCGAGCGGGTCGCTGGCCGGCGCGACGCCGGACGCCGAAGCGTTGGCACATTGCACGATGAATGGCTCCGCCGCGTCGACCACGTAGCGCTTCACGCCGCGCGCGATGCGGCGCAGCGTGGCGTCGGCCAGCGGCTTCTTGCGGGCGAAGATCGACGGGCACGGGATCGACCAGTCGATGCACTCGGCGGCGGTGACGTAGGGGTGCGCGCGGCCGGGGCCGTGCGTGGGCGCGGGCCAGCGGATGGGCTCGCCGTCACGACGCGCGATGAGGAACAGGCGCTCGCGGCTGGTGCCGGCGCCGTAGTCGCACGCTTTCAGCAGGCGCCATTCCACGGCGTAGCCGAGCGCGCGCAGCGCGGCGACGAACTTGCGCCACGTTTCGCCGGCGCGGCGCTTGTCCGGTACCAGGAACTGTTCGCGCAGCGGCACGCGCTCACCCGGCGCGGCGACGGTGCCGTCGAGGCGCAGCACGCGGCCGGTGGCTTTGTCGCGCTTGGCGATGAGCGGGCACCAGCCGAGGATCTGGCGCACGTTCTCCAGGCTCATGATGCGCGGGGCCAGGCCGTGGCGCGCCAGCGTGCCGGCGACCTTGGGCACCACCCAGCTGAGCGAGCGCGTGGCGCGATCGCGCGGCTGGCCGCCCTTGGCCTGGCTGAAATGCGTGCAGTCCGGGCTGGCGTGGAACCAGCCGACCGGGCGGCCGGCGACTTCGCGCACGATGTTGACGGCGTACACGTCGGCTTCCATGTGCCGCGTGAACGGGTGGTTGGCGGCGTGCATGCCGAGTGCGTCGGCGTCGTGGTTGACGGCGACGTCGGGGTCGCGGCCCAGCGCCTGGCGCAGCGCTTCGCTGGCACCGCCGCCGCCGGCGAAGAAATCGACGACGATTTCGCCCGGGCGCAGGGCGGACGCCAGCGGCTTAGCGGGGAAGTTGAAACCGGACTGGCGGGAGCCGTCAGCCATGGGTGATGGCCTTGATGTCGGTGGCGGCGAAGCCACGCATCAAGCTGTCGATGCGCTCGGCGCATTGCGTGGCGGCGGCGAGCGGTGAACCCGCTTCAAAATCGCTCTCCACTTTGACTTCGGTGCCGAGTGCAGACACATGCATCCTCACCCAGCAGTACCAGCCCCTGCCATGTTGTATGAGGCTTGGGCAGCCGTGCTTCGAAAGGTGCGAAAGGATGGTTTCGAGATCAGCCATGGGCGGGCTCCGTTTTGGCGGCGGCGAGGGCTGCACGCACACCTTCCCGAATCGACGCGTTCAGCACGGCAACGGCTGGGCTACCGTCGGGGTCGGTTTCCATGGCCATGCGCGCGACGCTGGCGACTTTGTAGGCATGCACGGCGTGATCGAGGGTGGTGTTGCAGGGGTCTTCGGCGCCGATCGCTGCGCATAGTTGCGCGAGCAGGTCCATCGCTTTGTCGGGCGACAGGTCTTTGTAGTCAGCGCCGATGTAGACGGCTACGCGGCCGCCAGGCATGGCGCAGGCGATGGGCTTGTACTCAGGCACGGTAGATCCTCAGGGTGATGCGCCGGCCTTCGGTGTGGTGATCGAAGCGGCGGGTGATGTGGGTGAGCGGCGCGAGCCAGGGGTGGTGCGCGTGGAACATCTGCTGTAGGCGGTGGCTATCGGCCTGGGCAAAGTGGCCGCGGTAGCTGGCCCACAGGCTGCGCAGGTGGCAGAGGTCGGCCGGGGTGCAGCGCACGCCGGTCGGTGTGCAGTGGGCGTGGTGCCAGACGCGCATGGCGGCGTTGGCGTGCTTGACGACGCGCACGCGCACACGGGTGTGGGTGGGGTAGGTGACGTAGCCGAGGAAGTCGATGCCGTCGGTGAGCGGGCGCAGGCGGATGTCGGCTTTCAGCTCAAGGCGCAGCGTGTCGCGCAGGAAGATGGTGATCTGGTCCAGCCACCGCTGCAGCTGGTCGCGGCTGTGGTGCACCAGCACGAAGTCATCGACGTAGCGCAGGTAGCGCGATGCGCGCAGCGTGTGCTTGACGAACTGGTCGAGCGCATCGAGGTAGACGTTGGCGAAGAACTGCGACGATAGGTTGCCGACGGGCAGACCGCAGCCAGGCGCCGCGTTTTCCAGCCGCTTATGGGCCGGCACGCGGGCGCGCTCGGCGGCGGTAGAGCGGTGCACCACGCCCTGGTGCTCGACGGACTGGCGCAGCAGGGCATGGGTGACCCGCTGGACGGTGAGGGGCACGCCGCGGCGCTGCATGCGCTGCTTGAGCAGGCGGTAGAGGGTGGGGCGGTGCACGCTGTTGAAGAAGTTGCGGATGTCGAGCTGCAGGTACCAGCCGCCACGCTGTCCGCTGTGCACCTGGCGCACCATGGTGCGCAGCGCGGTGACGGCGGCATGGGTGCCTTTGCCGGTGCGGTTGGCGTAGCTGTGGTGGATGAAGCCGGGTTCGTAGACGGCTTCAAGCTGCGGGACCAGCCAGTGGTGCACGATGCGGTCGGCGAAGTCGGGCGCGTGGATCTGGCGCGCCTTGGGCTTGGTGGCGATGAAACAGGTGGTGGCGCGCGGCTGCCACTGGCCGGCGTTGATCTGCTGTTGCAGGTCGAGCAGGCCGTCGATCCACTGGGATTCGAACTGCAGCTGGTTCTGGCTGGGTACCTTCTGGCGCCGTGCGCGCTGCCACGCGCGGTGAAGGTCGCGGAAGGTAACCTCGCCTTGTGGTGCACCCTGATACTCACCGGACGCCGACGACGACACCGACCGCACCGCCCGCACCCGCCCGTTGTTGTTCTGGTGGTTGTAGTTGGCGTTGCCGTTGTTGAAGTTGACGTTCCACGCGTAGTCCGAGGGGGACGACGCTATCCCGCGCGCTTGCGACTCTTCCGCACGGCCCATGGTGGGTTGGCACGGTTTCGTCATGGCTTGACCCCGGCTGGGGTGGCGTGGGAACTCAGTATCTGGTCACGCTGGCCGGCGATTCGATGCGGGCCATCCTGGACATTGGGATGCAGCTGACGATGCCAGCCGCCCGTCTGCCGGCCGAGGTCGGCGGCGAGGCGGGCGAGCTGCTCGAACTGGCGAAAGCTGGCAAAGGCGCGGATACGGCTGCCGAGTTGCATGGACAGCTTGAGATCGTCCACGGCCCACACCAGTTGCCCGACCCATTCGGCCTGCCGTGCGCGATCGCGCCAGGCGCGATGCGCAAGGCGTGCCACTTTCATCGCCTGGGCGCGCAGATCCGCGCCGAAGCTGTACTTGTGGAAGCGCGCGAACCGCCGCACAGCCTGCTCGATATCCACAAGCAGGCGTTCGGCGAGTTTCACGATGGGCGGCAGGGAAAAGGACATGCTGGGGATACTCAGCCAAAAGGCCGACTACTGACCGGACGCCGACGACGACACCGACCGCACCGCCCGCACCCGCCCGCCGTAGTTCTGGTGGTTGCAGAGGGCGTGGCCGTAGTAGAAGTAGACGAACCACGCGTAGTCCGAGGGGGACGACGCCAGCGGCGTGGACGTCCAGTACCAGTCGCTCTCGCAGTCGAAACGGCCGGTGTCGATGGCGGGATTGCTGCGGGTGTCGTCGACCAGCGTGAGCAGCTCGGCGCGGGTGGGCAGGCGCCAGTCGGTGTAGCCGCCCAGGCGCACGGCTTCGGCCGCGGCCTTGGCTTCGGTCCAGGTCTTGTCTTTGGCGGTGGTGGCCTTGGACCACATGAGGCCGGTGGTGGGGTCGACGACGGTGCCGGTGGGTTCCTCGATCGGCATGGCGCCGGTGGCGAAGCCCATGCTGATGGCCAGTTCTTCGCTGCGCAGCAGAACACCGGATGACGGCACATGCATGTGCACGGTGCCAATGTGGATAACGGTCGCTGGATTCATGGGGTTACTCCCTGTCGGTTGGCTTTGCGCAGCAGGCGCTGGCGCTGGATTTCGGCGCGCTTGGTGGCGCGGGTGATGGCGGCGCTGGCCGCCTCGAGTTCGTGCAGCACGCCGAGGTCGGCACGTGCAGCGCGGGCGTTGATGAGCGCGACATTCAGTTGGGCGATGCTGGTGGTGGCATCGGCGGCGGTCTTGGCCAGCAACGCCAGTCGGCGCTGGATCTGTTCGGGTGTGTGGGCGGTCATCGGGCGCGCTGCTTTTTGGTGAGGGCGACCAGGCGGTCACGACATGGCACGCAGATGCGGCGTCCACGCCAGCGGACCTGTTCCGCCTTCGTGTAGTGGGCGCCGCTTTGGCAGAACCATTCGCTGGTAGCACGCTGCAGGGCGGCGGACTGGCGGCGCGACTCGAGGGTGGTGGCGTTGGGTGGCTTGCTCATGCGCCGGACTTGCGGGTGGCGATGACGGGCGGGGCGCAGCCGCCCGCGTCGATGCTTTCCAGTTCGCGGTTGAGCACGCGGAGGAAGTCGCGTTCGGCTTGCTCGTAATGCTCACGGGCCGTCGGCGCGGGCAACAGTTCGTCGAGCTGCTCGCGCAGGCTGCGGGCGCCGGCGTCGTCGGTGAACTGGTAGGCGCCGCCGATGAAGATGCCGATGCGGCCGTCGGGTAGGCGCGTTACCTGTGGCTTGCCGGGGCGGTTGGCGAACGGTGCGGGGGTGCTCATGCTGACATGGCCTCCATCTGTGCTTCGCGCATGTGACGGCTGGCCTGCGCGGTGCGCGCTTCCTGCAGGTCGTTGACGATGTCGCCGGTGGTGAGTGGGAACGGCGCGGCTTTGGGCTTGCTGTAGACGCGCACGACCTGCTCGGGGAAGTGGCGCCGCACCGCGGCGGCGCGTGGGTGGTGGGTGAGTGCCAGGTACACGCAACCGTCGTCATCGACCCAGCACAGGTAGCGCTGGCCATCGTTCGCCAGGCGCACGCGGTAGCACGCGCTGACGGCGAGGATCTGCAGGTTGCCGGCGATGTGGCCGATGGGACGGAGGGGTGACATGTCAGTCGAGACCCGATTCGGCTGGCGCGCTGCGGAAGATTGCAGCGATCGACTCGAAGGCCGTCGCCATGGCTTCGCGGCGATCTGCCGACTTTGGCAGCCAGAACGTAATGGCACTTCGGTCGTCGTCTGCCGGCGGGTGATGTAAGCGATCGCTGCTGTGCAAAACGAGCTGCGCGGCGTGGTAAATCACACCGGTGTTCGACGGCTTTTCAACCGCGATGACTTCGTTCGTCAACTCCTGGCTATAGACGTTGATGCGCACAGTGAGAGTCCTTAGCGTTGGGTGCCGGCGCCGCCGAAGCGGCGCCGGTAATCGGTTCTAAACGGAGAATCAATTCAGCTTGATCGCGTCTTCGTTCCACCACGCCTCGACGGCTCGACCGTCGGCGGCCTTGTAGCGGACGAGATATTGCGGGGAGCTGGCCGAGTATTCGGCGCGGCCGATGATGGTTCCGCTTTCGCCGCTGGCGGTGATGGTGACTTCGTTATTCAGTTCGAATTGCATGGTGCGACTCCTTGGAATGCGGCTGTGCCGCGGTGGTGAAACGGGTGGCATTCGTGCACGGCGCCGCCGAAGCGGCGCCGGTGCGGGTTACGGTGTGAACGTGCCGAGCATCACGCTGCTGGCCGTGCCGAGCTTGGCCTGCAGGCGCGCGAGGAAGTCGCGGGCGATGTCTTCGCTGATCTGCTCGGCCTGCTGGATGCGCAGGGCGAGGGTGAGCTTGTCGCCGCCGGTGTTGACGCCCAGGCGCAGGCGGAAGGTGCGTTCCTGCAGACCTTCGTACGGCACGGCGCGGAAGTCGAAGCCGCTGGGCAGGGTAAGCTTGCTGTGGGCGTCGACGCTTTCCATGGCGCTCTTGCTGGCGCCGAAGTCGCGCTCGACGTGGCTGACTTCCCGGGCCTGCGCGATGGTGATGTCGCGGATGGCAGCGAGGGCGGCGGGCACGCTGTTTTCTTTCGGCTGGCCGTCGTACAGCACGGTGATGTTGTCGCGCCAGTCCTCGAGGAAGTCGTGCAGGGAACGCTGGTCATGGGCGCGGGCGTTGGTGGCCGCCAGCAGCGCCGCATACGCGGCCGTCGGCTTGAGCTTGAGTGAGGCGGTGTTGTCGCCGTGGCCGGGGTGTTCGTGGTCGCCCAGGTTGAAGTACGCGGTGGCGCACATCTTGTCCGGGTCGATGAAACCCTTGGCCGGGGTGGGCGGCGTGTTGTTTTCCACCGTGGTGGTGACGTAGACGGCGAAGGCACCCATGTCGTTCGTGGCGAACGTGCCGCGGTAGCGGCTGCGGCCTTCCTGCAGGTGTTCGATGTTGACCAGCTTCTGGCTGCCGCTGGGGTCCGTGAGGATGATGGCGGGGGTGTTGGTGTCGAGGCGATTGGCGTTCGCGGCTTCGATCGCGAGTTGGCCGATGGCTTCAATGGCGGAACGGTCCATGGTGTGGGTCTCGGTGGTGGTGGATGAGTGGCAGTGGCAGGGTTGGTTACCTGCATCCGTGAGGAAGGCGAGAGGCGGTTCCTGTGTCGCTGGCGTTGTCCGCGCGCGGGTAGGCCATAAGCAACCCGCAACAGGGTCGACCCTCTCGGCACACCGGTTCGTCCCGGCCGCACTGCCGTAAGGTTTTACGCGGCGGAGCCGGCGGCAGAATCAGCACCGGCCGTGAACAGCTCGGTCTGCGTTTCGGGGAACAGGCTCAGCACGCCGCCGGTGCCGACGTGCAGCGGGGTGCTGGTGGTGGCCTCTTCCATCGCCTTGCCCTTGGCGGTGGGGCGGGCGTACTTGATCTGGTGCTTGCACAGCACCTGGCTGCTGTCGCCCTGGCGCTCGATGTCGAGCGTGATGGTGACCTTGCCTTTCTTGCCGGTGGTGACGACGCCGAGCGCGGTATCGCGCAGCGCGGCGCTGAGGCGCTCGACGAAAACACCGGCGTCGAGGTCGTTGAACAGGGCGGTGATGTCGGTGGTCTTGCTCACTGGTTGTACTCCGTGTTGTCGTGCGGCAAGGCCGCGGGATGAGTGGGGACAGAACAGCGCCCGGCGATGCCGCAGGGGGACGGCACTCGCGCCGGGGAGTACGCGCGCCAGGCGCTGATCTGTGCTGCGTGTGACGACGCAGCGGCGGTTGAGGGGTGGCGGGTCACAGTTCGTGACCCTTCGCGATGACATGGCTTTGGGCGCGCAGGTGTTGCACGACGTCGATGGATTCGGCGGCGGCGGCGCGGACGGGATCGTTGGCGGCGCACTCGCCGGCCAGTGCGGCGTAGCCCGCCTGGTCGATGTAGTCGTCGACGCGCAGGACGTGGCTGGCGCTGCTGCGGGACATCTTGAGCAGCACCATGAACTGCCAGCCCTGCAGCTCGGTGAGCTGGACGCCGTACAACGCGTTGAAAGCGTTCACGGCGCGCGCCATGCTGCGCTCGCCGGTGGGCCGGTCGCGCTGCTCGCCGCGCTCGGTGAGCGTGTTGGCGGCGTCGACAAGGATGCTGCCGGCGTCGGTGGTGGGTGCGGGTTGGGTCATGTGATCGGTTTCCTTGTGGTCGCCAAAAGGCCGATTACTGACCGGACGCCGACGACGACACCGACCGCACCGCCCGCACCCGCCCGTTGAGGCCCTGGCGGTAGTAGCTGGCGAGGCCGTTGCCGAAGTAGACGTACCACGCGACGGCCGAGGGGGACGACGCATGGACGGTGCTGGACCAGTACCAGCCGCCCGTGCACGTGGGAAAGGCGTCGGTATCAATGGCCGGCGAAATGCGGCTGTGGTCGGCGAGGGTGAAGAGTTCCTGCAGCGTCGGCAGACGCCAGTCGGTGAAACTCGCGAACGCGTCGGCGTTGAGGTCGGCGACCAGCGCGGGCGCATCGCGGAACGTGGCGGTGCCGACGTCCTTGGCCGTCCACATCAGGCCGTTGCGCTGGTCGATGACGGCGGCGTGGTTCTTCGCGTTGGCGCGGGCGGGCTTGCCGCCGGCGGTGATCTTGGTGAAGTGGGTCATGACGGATCCTGTACGGTGGCGTCGATGGCGCTGTTGCGCAGCAGTGACGCGGTGAGGTCACGCCAGCGTTCCGCGCAGCGCGGCGCCGGCACGTCGGGTTCGGTGAAACGCGGGTCGCCGCGCAGCTCGGCGAGCAAGGCCGCGCTGCCGTCGGGGTCGGGCATCCAGCTGGTCATGAGCCCACCTTGCCGAGGTCGGCGAGCGCGGCGATGGCGTCCATGCGCGCGGTTTCCTGCGCGGTGGGCGTGCTGGCCTCGCGTTCGCGCTGCACGGCGCTGACCAGCGCGCAAGTGGCGCGCCGGACGCTGGCAACCTGGCCGGCGAGCTTGGATTCGCCGGCAAGGCACAGCTCGGCCTCGGCGCGGCGCAGCACGACGGTGATGCGTTGGGCGGTCATGGGGTGCCGGCTTTGACGGGCGCCAGCGCGAGCAGGGCTTCGCACCGCCGGGAATCCGCGCGCGCGAAGGATTGCTGCAGCGCGCGGGCGTCGAAGAACTGCGCGGTGACGTATCCCTTTTCGGATACGGTGCGGTAGTAGTTTTCGAGCGCGCCGAGGGCGAGATCGTAGGCTTTGTCCGACTCGATCAGCTCAGCCACGGCGGCGCGAACCTGCCGCAGAGCTTCCCATTCCTCGGCGTGGCCGAGCGAGGAAATTGTTGACTGGGGCGCAATCGCAGCATCCAACGTCGCCAGCACATCCACCGGCCCGCTCATGCCAGCCACCCCGCCCAGCTCAGTACCAGGATCAGGGCCGCGACAATCACGCCGCAGCAGAGGAAGACCGCGCTGTCGATCCAGTCGAACGGCTCGCGCTCGTGCTCGACGGGCGCGCAGAAGTTCGCGGGCTCCGGCTGGCGCGGCGTGGCGCGCGTGGCCTGGCGCTCGGCGTGGTGGATGGCTTCGCGCTGGGCATCGGCGTAGGCGCGGATGGCGCGGCGGCTGGCCGGCGTGGGGCCGATGGGGGAAATGGGCGTGCTCATGTGCGCACCTCGGTCGGCACGACGACCAGGGCGCCATCGACGGTCATGCCTGGCGATCCGCCGAGTTGTTCGCACAGCTGGAGATGCTGTTCTGTGGCCTCGCGGCTCCAGAAGTCGGCATTTTCTTCCGCGGTGGCGAGCCGATCGCGCAAGTCGTCGTTTTCGGCAGCCAGCCGAGCCGTTTCGGCCCGGAGCTGATCAAGCGCGATGCGGTCGAGCCGGCGGCGCACGGTGTCGACACTCACGGCAGTGGTACCCATCACGCCACCTTCCTGCGCTGCGCGGCGCGCAACGGCAGTGCGAGCTGGGCATAGTCCATGCCCCACTCGGCCTCGGCCGCGGTGATGGTGTCGTGCTTGGCGGTGCGTGCACCGCAGCGGCATTCCAGGCTGTGGCGGTGGCCGGTGGCGATGAACTGCACCGGCTCTTTGCTGCTGCGCCCGCTGGTACGGATGTGCCGCGGCTCGGTGCCGCAGAGCCGGCAACGTGTGAAGCGGCCGGCGGGGTGGGATACGACGCGTTCGATCATGATGCCTCCTGCGACGGGTGGGCCGCCTCGGGAAACAACTTTAGGTCAAGCCTAAATGTAATGCAATAGGCGTAGCCTAAATATTTACGGGTGCGTCGTTAGGCTTGGAGCGCTGCCCTGAGTGCGATTTCGGTTTCTTCTGGCGGATGGTGCACACTGCGGCCACGCATAGGCAGGGACTGTCGATGGACGATGTAACGTGGTGGATAGTGGTCAGCGTTGGCCTGGGCGCGGTGGTGGGCAGCGTGGTGGGCGCGACGAAGCGCCGCGTGGTGGCCGGTGCGATCTGGGGTGCGGCGCTGGGGCCGGTGGGCTGGCTGATTGTGGCGATTGGACCGGATGCAGCGTTGCGCCGCGCGAAACGGTGCCCGCATTGTCTCGGCCTGTTGCCTCCGCAACAGGTGGAATGCGCGCATTGCAATCGACGGGTAGTGTGGGTGCGTGGGGAGCCGCGAAAGCCTTCGGGCGTGGCGCGATCAATCAGTCACTGATCGGCGGATCCAGCATTTGGCGCACGTGGGCGCGAGTGGCTTCGGTGGCAGCGCGGTATTGCACGATCAACTGGCGTTCGTGCGCAGACAGTTGTGGAGGGTGGCTGGCTGCGGCTTCCGTAGCGGCCTCGGTGTGTGGTGTGTCGGCGGTGTGTTCCATATGCATGATGATTCGTCCCCTGTAGAGATTTCATCATGCCAGCGATTTGCGCGCGCACAAATCAATGCGCGTCAGCGCTTTTTTCCGCGTTCCGGTGTGGGCTCGTGCTTGACGCCGAGCGCGGCGTCGACGATGGCGCGTAGCGGGTCGTCGGCGGCGCGGTAGCGATGCAGCAGGGCCTCTTCCTCGGTTGAGAGTTTGAGGTCGCCGCCGTAGGTGGCGTGGTCGTCGGCAATGCCGCGTTTGTGGCCCTGGCCGAAATACAGCCACTCGAAGCGCACGCCGTAGAGCTCGGCGAGCTCGCGTGCCCGCGGTGGCTCGGGCAGGTTGAGGCCTTTCAGCCAGGCGGTGGCGCTCGGCACGCTGATCTTGAATCGGCGCGCGAGTCTGGACCCCGCGCCGTGGCCTGTGCTGTGGCCAGCATCCGTCATCGCTTCCTTGAGGCGGGCAGCGAAGTCCATTGGATCGTGGGCGGGAAGCTGCTTAGTCATTGCCTAAATTGTCCCCGATGTGCGCTTAGGCTCGCCCTGTTGCAATAAGTTTAGGTGTGACCTAATCTTATGCCCGCTATGGACCTTCCCAACCTCGACAAAGCGTGTGACTTGCTCGGCAGCCAGGACCGTCTTGCGGCTGCACTTGGCATCAAATCGCCCTCCATCTCCGAGTGGCGCACGCGTGGGCGCGTGCCGGCGGAACGGTGCCTGGCGATCGAGCAACTGACGATGGGGGAAGTGACTTGCCACGACCTTCGGCCGGATGTGTTCCCGGCCGCGCGGGCCGTGGCTGATTTGCAGTTGACGGGTTGAGGTTTTTTTCGGTGCGGTGCGCATGCGCCGCATTTTTTCAGGCATGCAGGGGTTTTCTTGGGAAGGAAAGTTCCCGAGGAAACCCAACAAGGGGCAACCATGCAGCAATTGAGCATTACGTTCGAACCGGGGCTGGCGATGCGATCGCGCTGTCTTCGGGACCACCTGACCGGCCAGGTACATAGCCGGGGGCTGGTGGCGGTGGCCGGGAAGATGGACCTGTCGCCATCGCGACTGACAGAAAAGCTGGCGGGCGTGGACAGCAGCGGCAAGGCTCGCGGCATGACGCTCGATGAGCTGGAGACATACATCGAGAAGACCGGGGACGTTTCGCCGGTGCATTACCTGGCCGACAAGTACCTGCGCGACCCGGCTGCCACGCAGCAGGAGGCGATGGCGAAACTGGCGCGGATTGCCGATGCGCTTCCCGCGCTGATGGCGGCCGCCGGGCTTGGCGTTACGAAGTAGGTGATGAGCATGGACACGATCGACGTTGCCCAGCGGCGCCAGCAAGACGACATCGACCACGCATTGCAGGCGCGGCCGGCGCCGGGAGCTGGCCTCCCGCAATGCGCGAACCTGGATTGCGGCGAGCCGATCAACGAGGTGCGACGGCAGATGGGCGCCACGTTGTGCATCGACTGCCAGCGCGCGGTTGAGCGGGAGGCGCAGCGATGCGCCCGTACGGCGGTCTGACATGCAGGCATCGCAAACCAGCGCCGTCGCGCACGGCGGTCGAAACCATCGCCGCGATACAGCGCATGCTGGAACGGGGTTGCACGCCCGAGGAGCTGGCGCAGGCGGAGGCGAACCGGCTGGTGCTGGGATTTCCGCGGCAGCCGCAGCTGGCGTTGCCGTTGAAGGTGCGGTCATGACGCGCTGGGTATCGCCCGTGCCGGCCGGTGTTGGCGCGGCGGCGAAGGTGTTCCGACCCGGACGCGACATGCGGCAGATCGCGGACGTGATCTGCGAACGCGCATGGAAAAACGATGGCGTGCGCGTGTTCCGTTGGCCGTGCGGGACGGTGGTCGTGGTACGCGTGGGCTCACAGGGGGACAAGACGCTGACGCTTGCCTGTGAGCCGCGCCTACTGGCGACGTATGCGCGCCTGCACGTGCCCGGCAGCGATGCGCGCGGCCCCGGGCCATCGGTCGTGGAAGTGCTGCACGACCTGCACTGGGCGAAGGCGACGGCCGCATGATCAACGTCGAACAGATCCTCGCGCGCGTCGACCTGGCCGAGCTGGTGCGGCGGCATGGCGTGGAGCTGGCCAAGTCCGGCAAGGAACTGGTGGGGCTGTGCCCGTTCCACAGCGAGCGCACGCCGTCGTTCAACGTGGTGCCGGCGAAAGGGTTTGTGCATTGCTTCGGCTGCGGGGCGCACTACGACGCCATCGGCTTCGTCATGGCGATGGATGACGTGGATTTCATCACAGCCTGCCACCAGCTGGGCGGCCACGACATGGGCGCGGCGGCGAAGCGCGCGGTGCAGAGTGCGCCGCGCCCGCTGGACCGTCCGCGCGATGAGCTGTGGATACCGATCTGCCCGGTGCCGGACGATGCGCCGCGCTGGGTGCCCGGCGTGAAGGGCAGGGTGTGGAACCTCAAGCGGGGCCGCTGGTGGGAAGGGTTGGCGCCCACGCGCGCGGATGCCTACCGCGACCCGGACGGCGCGCTGCTGGGCTACGTGCTGCGCGTGGACATGCCCGACGGCAAGATCACGCCGGCGGTGACGTGGTGCATCGGGCCGCGCGGCGAAGCGCGTTGGTGCCTGCAGCCGTTCCCGGATCCGCGCCCGTTGTTCGGCCTGGACCAGCTGGCGGCGAAACCTGATGCGCCGGTGCTGATGGTCGAGGGCGAAAAGTGCGCGACGGTCGGTGCTGGCACACTGCCCATGTACGCCGTGACCACCTGGATGGGCGGTAGCCACGGGGTGAAGCATGCCGATTTCAGCCCGCTGGAAGGGCGCGACGTGGTGTTGTGGCCGGACGCGTTGGATGGCGTGGGTGCCATGCTCGGCTACATCGACGGCAGCGGCCTGCTGCACGAGGGCGTGGCGCAGCTGGCATATGCGGCCGGGGTGCGCAGCTTGCGGGTGATCGACACCGGCGGCATGGCGAAGGGCTGGGACATTGCCGATGCGGTAGAGGACGGCTGGACGGCCAAACAGATAGCGCTGTGGGCGAAGTCGCGGGTGAGGGCGGTGGAAGTGCAGGAAACGCGGCGGGTGATGGCATGACGATCGACTACCCGCTGATTGGGTCCATCGTCACGCTGAGCTGCGGCACGCACGTGCAGGTCTGGCCGGCCGAATCAGATGACCCGAGGTGCTTCACCGGGGAGGCGATCGGCGACGATGCATCCGTTGCAGCGCATGCAGTACACAACTGCAGTTGCTTGTGGCTCCGATCGGCCATCGTTCGGGTCGATGAACCGCAGCGAGGCGGCTCATGACCGACCCAGCAAAAGTCGTCGTGCCGATCGGCCAGCACCAGCCACGCAAGGGCGGCGGTGGTGGCGGTCGTGGGCGCGGCGGATCGGGCGGCGGCGGGCACAGCGCGCCGGGCGAATGGTCGAACGACCTGACGCGCACGATGACCGGCAAGCCGGAATCGACTACGCACAACACGCTGCTTGTGATGCAGCACGACCCTGCGCTCGAAGGGCTGTTCTCGCTGGATGAGTTCAACAACATCGTGCGGCTTACCCGCGACCCGGTGTGGGCGGGTGGCCAGCGCGACGAGTTCACCGACCAGGACGGCACCGAGCTGGCCGGCTGGCTGGGTAGCCCGACACGCTACACGTTGAGCGTGAAGCGCGACATGGTGATGGATTGCGTGGAGGCGATGGCCCGGCGCAGCAAGGTGCACCCGGTGCGTGAGTACCTGGAATCGCTGAAATGGGATGGTGTGTCGCGCGTCAACGCGATGTTCCCCACGTTGTTCAGCTCGGAAGATACCGAATACACGCGTCAGGCAGCGCGCTGTTTCGTGGTGAGCGCGGTGGCTCGCATCCTGTGGGTTGACCCGAAGGTACGGCACAACGGCGCGAAGGTGGACTTCATGCTGGTGCTGGAAGGCGAGCAGGGCAAGGGCAAGACCTCAGCGGTTGCCGAGTTGTTCGGCGCCGAGTGGTACGCCGAGTCGATGGAGTCGCCGAGCGGCAAGGATTTCTATCAATCCCTGCGCGGGCGCTGGTGCGTCGAGATTGGCGAGATGGACAGTTTCAGCAAGGCCGACGTGACGAAGGTCAAGCAGGCGATCACGTCGCGCTTCGACACGTACAGGCCCAGTTACGGGCGCGTGGCGCGATCGTTCCGGCGCGAGTGCGTGTTCGTCGGCACGACCAATGAACACGAATACCTGCGCGACGCGAGCGGCGGCCGGCGCTTCCTGCCGGTCAAAGTGGATACGGTCGACATTCCCAGCATCGCCGCGCAGCGCGATCAGCTGTGGGCCGAGGCGGTCCATATGTTCCGCGCGGGCTATCCGTGGTGGGAACTGCCTGCCGATGCGGTCGAGCAGCAAGAAGAACGGTTCGCCGAGGATTCATGGCAGGGCATCATCCAGCGCTGGCTGGCTGGCCGGGCCAGCGACAGCGCCTACCCGCCGCGCATCACGCCAGCGGGTGACGGTGTGCCGTTGACCTGGACCACCACGACGGAACTGCTCGGCTGGGCGCTCAACATCGACGTCGGCAAGCACGGCAAGCCCGAGCAGATGCGCGTGGCGGCGATCATGCGGCGGCTTCGATGGGAGCACGCGCGCGTGATGTCGAACAGTTACCGCGAGCGTCGATGGTTGCCGCTGGCGCAGCCTGGCCGTGGGGAGGGCAGCGATGCAGTGCCGTTCTGAGCGACGCCGGTGGCGTGATCCGCCTGCCATTGCCCAACCTGCCCAACCTCTGCCCAACCTCTGCCCAACCTGCGGAGCGTTGCACCGTATGGGTTTGCCCAACATACCCGACCTTTTTCGCGTTCTCGCGTGCATATGTGGAACACCTTCCGGCTTTGCTCATTCTCCATATGTGCGTGATCAGGTTGGGAAGGTTGGGAAGGTTGGGCAAAGTCAATCCGGTAGCGGTTTCCAGCTGCCCGACCTCGCTGGTAAAGGGTTGGGCAGGTCGGGCAGTCGCCCGGTGAAGCGGCCCCCGCCGACCGGGGCGCGGGTCCTCCCCGGCCTCACCGAATGCGGGTCATTTGGCGCGCAAAATCGCGCTAGTTCAATGGTTTGCGCTTTGGTTAATGGGCTTGTTCGTGGTGAAGTTTGCCGGGTAAGGGTGGGTTATGGCTGGTGAATCCCGGTACGTGACCCGGGCCGAGTTCGCCCGTCTGCGCAATTGTTCCGGCCCGTACGTGACGAAGCTGGGGCACCAGGGCCGGCTGGTGCTGGATGCGTCCGGCAAGCTGGTCGACGTGGCCGCCACGATCGCGCTGCTTGAGCGAACCGACGATCCCGCCCGCGGCGGCGACCGCACCGGGAAGCCCGCCGCGGCGCCCACGCTGGCGCTGCCGGCGCCGGGGCAGGTTGCGCCCGCCACCCAGCCTGCGCCGGGCGTTGTGGGCGATTCCGCGCCGGTGCCGGCGGAAGAGGGAACCGCGTACAAGACCGCGGCCACGCGTGAGCGGATAGCGAAGGCGCGGCTGGCGGAGCTGGAGCTGGCCGAAAAGTCCGGCAACCTGGTCCGGAGGGATGAAGTCGAGGCCGCGGTGTTCGGCCTGGCGCGCCAGGCGCAGGAAGCGCTCGACGCCATCGCCGACCGCCTCAGTACCCAGCTGGCCGCCGAGACGGATCCAGCCCGCGTCCACCAACTGCTCAGCGATGACCTGCGCCGAGTGATGCAGCAGCTGGCCGCGGCACGTCCGCTGCCGCCGCTGCCCGCGCAGGCGCCTGTGCAGGAAGCCGCCTGATGCTCGACACCCACCCCCACGACGTGGATCTGCCCAGCGGCATCGACGTCGCCTGCGACAGCTGGGCGCGTGGCTGGTCGAAGCCCGATCCCATCACCCTCAGCGACTGGGCCGACAAGTACCGCATCCTGCCGCGCGAAGGCGCCGCCGAGCCCGGCCCGTGGCGCACCGATCGCGCGCCCTACCTGCGCGAGATCATGGACTGCCTCAGCGCCGACTCCCCCGTGCGCGAGGTCACCATCCGCAAATCCACGCAGGTCGGCGGCACCGAAGTCGGCATCAACTGGCTCAGCTACATCGTGGAGCACTGCCCTGGCCCGACGATGTACGTGTTGCCCACACTCGACATGGCGCGCAAGTTCAGCGAACACCGCTTTGCGCCCATCATCGAGCTGATGCCGTGCCTGCGCGAGCGCATCGGCCCGGCCACCAGCCGCACCAGCGGCAACACCCTGCTGAGCAAGAAATTCCCGGCCGGCATGATCCTTTTCAGCGGGGCCAACAGCGCCAACAGCCTCGCCACCATGCCCATCAAGAACCTGGTGCTGGATGAGTCGAGCAAGTACCCCGGCGACCTCGATGACCAGGGCAGCGCCGAGGAACAGGCCATCCGCCGTACCTCCACCTTCGCGCGCAGGAAGATCCTTCGCATCAGCTCACCGACGATCAAGGATGCCTGCGCCATCGACCGCGCCTATGAAGCCGGCGATCAGAGCCAGCTCTGGCTGCCGTGCCCGCACTGCGCGCGCGAGCAGGTGCTGCACATCGACCAGATCACCGACGACGGTCGCTACCTCTGCATCGGCTGCGGCCAGCTCATCGAGGAACACCACAAAACCCGCATGCTGGCCGTTGGCCGTTGGGTCGCCCGACACCCCGAACGTAGCGCGCACCACCGCAGCTTCGCGGTATGGGCCGCGTACGCCGGCATCGGCCTCGGCTACACCTGGCGCGAAATCGCCGACATGCGATCAGCCGCGCGCAAAGATCAGGCGCTGCAGACCACCTTCGTCAACACCATCCTCGGCGAAAGCTACGAAGGCGCCAGCCAGAAGGTGGAATCCGCCGAATTGGTCAAGCGCGCCGGCAAGTGGGTGCGCCGCAGCATCCCGCGCGGCGCGCTGCTGATCACCGCCGGCGTCGATGTGCAGGTCAATCGCTTTGCCGTGCAGCTGGTCGCCTGGGGCCGGCGCGAACAGGCGTGGATCGTCGACTACATCGAACTGCCCGCTGACCCCACGCGTAGCGAAGACTGGACCATCCTGTGGGACTATCTGGCCATGCCGTTCACCAACGCCTGCGGCATCCCCATGCGCGTAGTCGCCGGCTGCATCGACTCCGGCAACTGGACCCAAGAGGTTTATACCGCCGTTCGCCCCATGCAGGCGCAGGGCTACATGGCGATCAAAGGCAGCAAAGACACCGCGCGCCCCGTCATCGGCCGCGCCAGCAAGCAAGACGCCGACAAGCGCGGCCGCACCACGCGCAAGGGCGTCAACCTTTGGCTCATCGGCGTCAACACCGCCAAGACCACGCTCATGCAGCGCCTGCTCGGCGACGGCGATCGCGAGGATGAGCAGCAGCGCCTCATCCACTTCCCCGGCGACCTAGCCGAGGATTACTACGCCATGCTCACCGCCGAGCGCTTCGACCTCACCGCCAGGCGCTGGGTAAAGAAAAGCGGCGCCCGCAACGAAGCGCTCGACACGTTGGTCTACGCCTACGCCGCCGCGCTCAGCCCCAGCGTGCGCATCCACATGAAGCGCGACCCCGACTGGGCCGCGCTCGAGGCGAAGCTGGAACCCGGCACCGATGACCTGTTCGTCGTCAAGCCGACGGTGGTCGAAGCGGCCGCGGAGAAAACGCCGGAGCCGCGCGAGCAAACAGCCGTCCAGACGTCCGCCGTTGATCCACGTGGAACCCCGGCACCGCCGCGGCCCAACCCCTTCGCCTCCGCCGACTGGATGACCCGCCGATGACCGACTTCGTCCCCGCCCAGGAACTCGTCAGCGAACTGGCCTACGCCCTGCAGGAAGCCAAGGGAATCCCGTATGAAACCGCCGCCGACTACGCCGAACCCATCGTCCGCCACCTGCAACAGCAGTACGGCGGGGATGAGCTGTACATCCCGCAGCCCTACGTACGCCGCGACGTCCGCGAAATCGCCGCGGCGCGCGCCGACGGCATGCCGCTCAAGCAGATCCTCAAGCAGTTCAACCTCAGCCGCCGCACCTACTACCGCCTGCTCAGTCAGCTGTAACGCTGTGCCATCCCTCCGGTAAACGTGGCACAACAAGGCGGCGATTCTGGCCGCATGTCCACCGCCACCGACATGCGCGACAAGTACATCGCCGCCGAGGCCGCCATCCTCGGCGGGCAGTCGTACCGCTGGGGCGACCGCCAGCTCACCCGCGCGGATCTGACGCAGGTACAGCAAGGCCGGCGCGAATGGGAACGCAAGGCCGTTGCCGAAGCGCGCGCGCTGAACGGCGGCGACGTCAAGCTGGCCAACCTCAGCGGCCAGCCGACCGCGCCCGAGGGCGGCGAGTTCGACTACACCTGGTTGCACGGCTGATGGCCAAGCAGCCCGCCAAGCCCAGCTTGCTCGATCGCGCGATCCTCGCCGTGTCGCCCGGCTGGGCGGCCAGCCGCGCGTACTCCCGCCTGCGCGTCGCCGCCTACGGCAACGCGTACGAAGCGGTGAACCACTCCCGCCTGCGCAAGCACCAGAAGGATTTCGGCAGCGGCAACACCACCGCCGGCTTGGCGCACAAGCAGCTGCGCGACCTCGCGCGCGGCCTGGATCGCAACCACGACATCAGCCGCGGCGTGCTCAACACGCTGGTGCGCAACGTCGTCGGCCCCGAAGGCATCGGCGTGCAGCCGCAGCCGCGCGACGCCAACGGCAACGTGCTGCAGGATGTCGCCAAGCAGCTCGATGAACTGTTCCAAGAGTGGAGCCGCCAGCCGGAAGTCACCGGCGAGTTCAACCGCGCCCGCTACGAACAACTGATGGCCCGCACGTGGTTCCGCGATGGCGAGGGCCTGTGGCAGTACCTGGAAGGCTCCATCCCCAAGCTCAACCACGGCACGCAGGTGCCGTTCTCGGTCGAGCTGCTGGAGCCCGATCTGCTGCCCATCGACTACAACGACCCGCTCAAGAAGATCGTGCAGGCGATCGAGATTGACAGCTGGGGCAGGCCGCAAGGTTACTGGTTCTACAAAGAGCATCCCGGCGATCCCTTCGTCACGCTGCCCACGCTCAAGCGACTCAGCACCGATCGCGTCGGCCATATCAAGCTGGTCGACCGCCTCGGCCAGCGCCGTGGCGTCAGCATGTTCGCCAGCATCCTGTCCCGGCTGGACGACCTCAAGGACTACGAAGAGAGCGAGCGCATCGCCGCCCGCATCGCCGCCAGCATGGCCGCCGTCATCAAGAAGGGCGACCCCGGCAGCTACGACCCGCCGACTACGCCCGGCGTACCGCGGCAGATGAACTTTGCCCCCGGCATGATCTTCGACGATCTGCTGCCGGGCGAAGACATCAGCATGATCGACAGCAACCGTCCAAACCCCAACGCGGTGAGCTGGCGCGATGGCCAGCTGCGCGCCGTCGCCGCCGGTGGCGACGTCAGCTACAGCACCATCAGCAAGAACTACAACGGCAGCTATTCGGCCCAGCGGCAAGAGCTGGTCGAGCAGTGGACAGCGTACGGCGTGCTCAGCCGAGCGTTCATCGACCAGTGCACGCGCGAAATCTATGTGCGCTTCGTCGCCGCCTGCCTCGCCGGCGGCCTCATCAAGCCGGTCAAGGGCGTCACCTTCGCGCAGCTCAGCCACGCCATCTACATGCCACCGGTCATGCCGTGGATCGACCCGATCAAAGAGGTCACCGGCTGGCAGATGCAGGAAGACCGTTGCTACATCAGCGGCAGCGAAATCGTGCAGCGGCAAGGCCGCAACCCGGCCGACGTCATCCGCAGCCAGCGCCAGTGGCAGACCGACCTGGCCGCCGCCGACATCAAGACGCAAACCGCGCCAACCAACACCGCGGACGCGCTCGCCCTTTCGGAGAAAAACGCATGACCACGCAAGTCACCGTCACCCTCAACCAGGCGCACCAGCCCGTCGACGTGCAGGTGCTCACGCGCCAGCGCGATGGCACGTTCACTGCGCCCATGCCACCGACGCGGCTGGCGCGCGTGGGCGATACCTGCACCTACCACGTGCACGGCAACCAGCGCCTGCAGGTCATCGAGGCCGAGGGCGAAGCGGTTGCCGCGGCCGTCCCGCCGCCGCTACCCAGCGCGCCCACGGAAGAGGCGGCTGACATCGAGGCCAGCGAAGAGGTGGATGACCATGCGTAACCTGCGCCCGACCGCACTTGCCACGCTCATCGCGCTCGCGCTGGGCAGCTCCGGCCCGCACTTCGCCGCCTTTGCCGCACCGGCCGACGGCGGCAACCTGCCCGTCATCCGCCCGCTGATGGTGCTGCGTCCGGTGGCCAACACCACCGAGGCCGAGCTGCTCATCTACGGCGACATCGGCGACAGCTGGTGGGGCGAATCCGTCACCGCGCTCAGCGTGGTGCAGCAGCTGCAGGCGCTGGACGCCGGCACCACGCAGATCAACGTACGCATCAACAGCTACGGCGGCAGCGTCAGCGATGGCATCGCCATCTATAACGCGCTCAAGCGCCACAGCGCGCGCAAGGTGGTCACCGTCGACGGCGTCGCCATGTCGTCTGCCTCGCTCATCGCCATGGCCGGCGACGAAGTGCAGATGCCCAGCACCTCGCTGCTGATGATCCACGCGCCGTGGGGCATTGCCCAGGGCAACGCGCAGGACATGCGTGTCATGGCCGACGTGCTGGACACCTACGCCAGCGCCATGGCAGGTGCCTACGCCGCCAAGACCGGCAAGCCCAACGCCGACATGCTCGCGCTGCTGGCCGACGGCGTCGACCACTACTACACCGGCGAGCAGGCCGTGGCCGAAGGCTTCGCCGACGCCGTGGTGGATCTGCTGGCCGACGAAGGCGATACCACCGCCGACGACAACGCCAGCGCCCGTGCGGCCGGCGTGCAACGCCTGCTGGCGAGCGCGCCGGACCACATGCGCCAGCTCGCCATCGCCGCCGCCGCACGTCATCCCCGAGCGCTGCCGCAGAACAACGCCATACCCGCGCTGACTCCGGTCGCCGCGCCGTCGCCATTCACGGCGGCGCAGATCGCCCGCATCCATGCCATCGCGAAAACCCACGCGGCAGCCGCCGCACCCACCGGAGTAAGCACCATGCCCAACCCCAACGTCACGGCCCCGCAGGCCGATCCGGCGGCCGACGTGGCCGCCATCACTGCGCAGGCGCACGCCGCGCTGCGTGCCCGCAACGACGAAATCAAGGCCGTGCTCGAACCCTACATGAAGCGCGACGGCGTCAACGCGCTGTACGTCGAAGCGCTGGCCGATCCGTCCGCCACCGCCGACACCGTGCGCGCCAAGCTGCTGCCCATCCTCGGCGGCAGCGCCGAGCCGGCCGGCACCGGCATGCACATCGAAGCCGGCACCACGGAAACCGAAAAGCTGCGCGGCGCCGCCGAGCAGATCATCCTGGCCCGCTACAACGTCATCAAGGGCGCCGATGCGGACAAGGCGCGGCAGGGCAACCCGTTCGCCAGCGCCAGCATGATCGGCATGGCCGAGCAGTTCCTGATTCGCGGCGGCGTCAACACCCGGGCCATGGGCCGCGAGGAAATCGCCCGCCGCGTGCTCGCCTCGCAGACCAGCAGCGATTTCCCGGTGCTGCTGGAAAACGTGCTGCACAAGATCCTCATCGGCGGCTACAACGCCGCGCCGTTCACCTGGACGCGCTTCTGCGCCACCGGCACGTTGATGGATTACCGCCCGCACGGTCGCTACCACCTGAGTTCGTTCAGCGATCTGCTGCCGACCAATGAGCGCGGCGAGTACGAGAACGGCGTGCTCGGCGACGGCATCAAGGAAACCATCACCGGTCAGCGCAAGGGTCGCATTCTGGAGATCACCCCGGAAGTGCTCATCAACGACGACCTCGGCGCACTGGTGCGCGTGGCCGGCGCGCTCGGCCAGGCCGCCGGCCGCACCATCGAAAAGGACGTCTACGCGCTGTTCGCCGCCAACGGTGGCAACGGCCCGACCATGGGCGACGGCAATACGCTGTTCCACGCCGCGCACGGCAACATCGCCGGTACCGCCGCTGCGCCCGGCGTCGCCAGCTTCGATGCCGCGCGCCTCGGCATGGCCGCGCAGAAAGACCCTGCCGGCAACGACTTCCTCGACATCTCGCCCAGCATCTGGCTCGGCCCGATGGCACTGGGCGGTAGCGCTCGCGTCATCAACCGAAGCGAGTACGACCCGGACGCCAACAACAAGCTGCAGCGGCCGAACATGGTCCAGAACCAGTTTGCCGACATCGTCGACACGCCGCGCCTCTCGGGCACCGCCTGGTACGCGCTGGCGCAGCCCGGCACCGAGCCGGTGTTCGAGGTTGCGTTCCTGGACGGCGTGCAGACCCCGACGCTGGAGCAGGAGCTGAACTTCCGCACCGATGGCATCGCCTGGAAGGCCGCCCACCGCTACGGCGTGGCTGCGGTCGGCTGGCGCGGCATCCACAAGAACCCGGGCGCGTAATCGCCCAGCGGTGGCGCGGGTCGCCCGCGCCATCGCCTCGCACCCTTTCGCAGCTTCCGGAGCACTCGCATGACCACTCGTTTCGTCAAACCGGGCGACGCCCTCAACTACACCAACAACACGGCCGCCGACATCGCCGTCAACGACGTGGTCGTCGTCGGCAGCTACATCGGCGTGGCCGCCACCAACATCCCCATCGGCGCCACCGGCAGCATCCTCGGCGATGGCGTGTTCACGCTGCCGAAGAAAGCCGGTACGGCCATGCCGGCCGGCACCAAGGTCACCTGGTCGGTGGCCGACAAGGCCGTCATCGTCGGTGCTGGCGTCACCGGCGACGTGTTCGGCTGCGGCGTGGTGGTGGAGCTGGATGCCGCCAGCGCCGACACCAGCGCCCGCGTGCTGCTCGACACCGGCATGGGCAGCAAGGTCTAAGCCATGTCCGCGCTGCCGGCCTTCCTCGACGCGCACCGTGACCTGCTCGCCGCCCTCGGCGAGCCGGCTACATACGCGCCCGCGGCAGGCGGCAGCGTGACACTTATGGCGCTGCTCGACCAGCACACGGCGGAGGTCGGCGAGTACGGCCAGACGGTCGCCTACCGGCCGGCCGTGTCCGTGCTCAACGCCGACATACCGCGGCCGGAGCAGGGCGACCTGATCACCTTCGTCGATTCCGTCTGGCAGGTGGTGCGCAAGGCCGACGCCGACGACGTCGCCACGCGGCTGTGGGTGGAGGCGGCATGATCGGCCTGGACGATCACATCGCCCTGGTTGCCGGCTGGGCCCGCGGTATCAGCACCACCAACGGCTACCGCACCGACATCGGCGCCGGTGTGGTCACCGAGCGCATCGGCGGCAACGGCGACGACAAGAGCCTGCTGGTCGGCGTGTACCTTGCCGACCTCACGCCGGTCAAGACCACGCCGCAGCGGCGCGACTGGTCGTTCGACATCGCGATCGAGGGGCGCATCCCGGTGCGCTTCACCACCGCCGAGCAGCAGGCACGCGCGGTGCTGGAAGACCTGAACCAGTGCGTGCCCACCAAGACCACCAACCCGGCCGACAACCTGCAGACGCTGGAAATCGCCGGCACCAGCATTGCCCGTCAACCCGACGGCGTCCCCTACATCGTGGTGAGTGTGACCGTGCGGGCCACTTGCTACGAATACATCACGTCGCCCGCGTAATTCGGAGGATTCACCATGTCTGGTCTGCTTTGCTCGGGCAACATCAACATCGCCCTGCTCGCCGATGACGGCACCAATAAGGGCTTTCTGGGCCTGAAAAACACCGTCGAACTCAGCATCGCCAACGGCGACAGCGGCGAGCAGATCCGCAAATCCAAGATGATCGAAAGCTTCGGTCAGGCGCTGGATACCGTGTTCGCTCCCGGTGCGCCCACGCTCACCATCGGCCTGGACGACATCGACGCCGACACCATCGGCATGTCGTTCCGCGGCGACGTGGGTGCGCTCAACCTGCCGGCCATCGCCGCGCAGGCATCCACCCTCAGTGTCACCCCGGGCCTGTGGTTCCCGCTGGCGCCTCCTGGCTACGCCGTCACCAACGTCAGCGTCAAGGACAGCGCCGGTGTCACCACCTACGTGCTGGGCACGGATTATCAGCTGGACGCCGCTGGGGCGATGATCTACATCATCCCCACCGGCACCATCGTGGCCGGCGACATCAAGACCACCATCGACGCCACCGCCGTCACCGGCAAGCGCGTTACCCCCGCCACCAAGACCAGCCTGCGCGTCGGCATTCGCGGCCGCTTGAAGAACCTGGCCAACGGCAAGATGCTCAACCTGGTGGTGCCGGACTCCACCCTGTACCCGGGCGAGGCCGTCGATTTCTTGAGCGGCAACTTTGCCATCAACAAACTGACCGGCCCCATCCGCACCATCGTCGGCAACCCGCCGTTCACGGTGGACTACCTCGACTGATCGAATCGGGGAAGCGGGACACTTGGGCCGGCGCGCAATGCGCCGGCCTTTTTGTGTGCCCGACCGACCCGACCCCGGTGCCGGAATCCCGGCACCGGGTCGGGCTCAGTCGTCCGCGATCGCCGCGTTGACCAACCCGTCGCGCACGTTCGCGATATCCGAATCCAGCATGTCCCGGTGGTGGCTCAGCACCCGGATGCGGTTTTCAGTCTTTTTGAGGGTGTAGCGGAAGTGCGGGTCGTCGGCCTGCAGCAGCAGGGTGCGCAGCCGCTGGGCTTCGTCGTGCAACGCCAGCAGGGCCAGGTCGATCTCCCGGATCTCGGCGGCCCGGTGGTTGATGATCATCTGGTCGACGTTGGGGAAGCTCTTTTCCAGACGGTCGACGATTTCAGAATTGAGGCTGCGGCCGGCATCCTTGCTTGCAGAGTCGAGTTTTTCGCGCAGCTCAGCAGGTAGACGCACTGGGAACGGGGCGATTTCGCGTGCCATGGATCAGGTGCCAGCTTTAGGGTGGCTCACGGTAGCTCACAAAAGTGCTTGACAGTAAGGATCACCGTGATTCATGATTCACCGTGAGCCATGTGGCTCTTAGATGGAACCCACCGTGAAGAGCAAAACCGACAGGCATCAAGCAGCGCCATTCCCGTTCAGGATGTCCGCAGATGTGAAAGCGGCGGCGCTGAAAGCGAAGGTCGCCGAAGAACGTAGTCTGAACTGGATTCTCAACGACCGCCTGAAAGCAGCCTTCGGGCTCAAGAAGGTCGCATGAGCGCGCAAACGAAAAGCCCCCGAACGCTGGAACGTCCGAGGGCCGGAAACGAAGTAACCTACAGGGGCACTCCGATGGCGATTATGAGCAAGGCATCCCGCACCGTCAACTTGGTGCACCCGCTCAGCACCCAAGAACTGGAATATCTCCACGACATGCTGGGCGTGGTGAACGCAGGGTTGGAGGCCAGCCAGGGCGTGTTCGACCTGATCGGCGCGCACACCACCGATCATCTCACGGTCGCCCCCATGGCGGAGTCTGGCAAAACCATCACCATCGGCACCGCGACGGAACTGCTGAGCCTGCTCGCGTTCGTCGACCGGGCGCTGGCCGCCCGTCAGTTGGAGGTCGCATGAACGCGCTGATCATCGCCAACACGCAGATTCGGCGGGACGTAGCCGGCCGGTACTGCCTCAATGACTTGCATCAGGCCAGTGGAGCGGAACAGCGAAAGCAGCCGCGTTATTGGCTGGCGAATCAGCAAACGCAAGACTTGGTCACGGAATTGGCCTGTGGCGATCTTGAAAATAGCGGAAATCCGCTAGTTTCGGCTGTAGCCGTCACCGAAGGCCGGGCAGGTGGCACCTACGCCGTCAAGGAACTGGTCTACGCCTACGCCATGTGGATCAGCGCCAAGTTCCACCTGCACGTCATCCGGGCCTACGACGTCATGGTCACCGGGCAGGGCACCGAAACTGTGCCAGCCGTGCCCACCAGCGCCCAGCACCGGGCAGATGTGATCGTGGCGGCGTCGCGCGGCTTCACGGCGCTGGTGCGGGCAGGGCGGTGCATCGGCCTCGATCGCCAGCGCTCCGTGCACGCGGCCAACGCCGCCACCCTGCGCGCCACCGGCATTGATCTGGTCACCGAGCTGGATGCCGGCGACGTGCTGGACGCGCCCGCGCCAGCCGGCGCCGTGGCCAACCTCACCGACCAGGTGCAGCTGACCATCGCGCCCTGGCTGGATGAGCGCACCGAAACCACCACGGAAGAGGTCATCGCCTCGGCACTGAACGCCAACCCCGAAAGCCGCGAGCTGCAAACCCGCGTCGGCATCGCCCTGCGGCACCTCGGCTGGCGGCAGCAGCGGCACAACCGGGGCGGCGCCGGGCGCGTGCGGGTGTGGCATGCACCGACGGTTCGGTGGGGTGTTGGCCAGTCGGGCTGATGCGGGATGCCCCACCGATGGGGTACCCTGACGGAATAGTGCAGGGGGGGATGTATGGAAACGTCAAAGAAAAAGCCGGTGTTTTTGTTCTTCGTGCTGTTCGTGCTGGTGTTGGTGGTTGTAGTTCTCGGCGTGAACAAATGGAAAGTTCGGCAGGCGCGTGAGGCTGATAACGCATTGACGGTGAGTGGCTGGACTACTAGTCCCGCGCACCCGTCGGCGCTTCCGCCGACTACAATGGTCAATGGCGAGCTGATGAATAGCGCGTTGAGTTATGTATTGTCTCGATTGATCGACTCCGATTCGGCTAAAATCTCCGCCAAAGTCGTCTATGTAGAAGGCGGCCCTGTCGTCTGTGGCACCGTCAACGCCAAGAATTCATTCGGTGGCTATGTGGGTGACAAGCCGTTCTTCCTGGACCGCCAAGGTAAGGACGAAGACGGGCTGCCGCTATTTAGTGTTGGGGTACTGATCACTGATGAAGATGTAACTGCAGACACGTCAAACTGGAAACAGTGGAAGAAAGTTTGTGGTGACGTCGTCTTGCCGTAATCAGTCAGTGCCATACCTCCGGTAAAAGTGGCACCTCCCGCCAGCGATGCTGGCTGGCATGGCCTCCCGTCGCAACTCCGCCTTCAAAATCTACGTCAACGGCAAGGCTGCTGACGGACTCTATGGCCTGTCGCGGCGCGTCGGGCAAACCGTGTCGCGCTTTTCCGCGGCATCGCAGCGCGCGCAGGCGTCGCTGGCGCGCAAGGTGCAGCCAGTGGCGAAGCGCGAGATTCGCGCGGTGTACGCCATCAAGTCATCGCTGCTGAACGATCGCATGCGGCTGGAGAGCGGCCGGCGCGGCAAGGGCGATTTCGTCAGCCTGTGGGCCAGCACGCGGCGAATCTCCCTGCTCGAGTTCGCCGGGCGCTGGACCGGCGCCAAGTCCGTCGGCGCGACGGCGTCGATCCTGGTGGGCAAGCGCAAGACGTATCCCGGCGCGTTCATCGCCAACGTCGGCTGGCGGGGCGCCAGCGGCAGCGGCGTCAAGGCCGACACGGTCAGGGCCGGCATCTACGTGCGCAGCAGGGGGCCGGATGGCAAGCGCGTGGGCCGCGGGCCGCTCAAGCGGCTCTATGGCCCCAGCGTGTTCGAAATGATCAACCCCAGCCTCGCCGACCATACCGCCAAGAGCGTGCGCAACGTCATCGTGCCGCAGCTCGAATCGTTCTACGTGACGGAGCTGGCGCGCCAGGTGGCGCTGGAGTTGCGCCGTGGCTGACGCCAAGTTCGAGGAAGTCATCCGCCTTGCATTTGAAACGGCGGGCACCGACGGCATCAAGCAGGCGGCCAGCATCATGGCCGGCCTGGGCGATGTTTCGGAGGAAACGCGCAAGCAGGCCGCGGCGTTGCTCGACGACATCGGCAACGTCGAGAAATCCAGCGCGGCGGTGCGCCAATACGGCGAAATCAGCAAGAGCGTGCTGGACTACCAGCGGCAGATCAGCGCCGCGCGCAGCAAGGTGCTGGAGCTGGCGACGGCGGTCAAGGCGGCGGATGAGCCGACGAAGGCCCAGCAGCGCGAGCTGGCGAAAGCGCGCACCACGCTCAGCGAGCTGGTCGGCGAGCAGCAGCGCCAGCTGGGCACGCTGCGCACGCTCAAGGCCGGTCTGGACGCGCAGGGCATCAGCACCCGCAGCGCCGCCGCGTCGCAGCGTGACCTGGCCGCGCGCACCGCCGCCGCCAGCGCCAACCTGCGCGAGATGGTCACCGACCTCAAGCGCACGCGCGAGGCCGATGCCGCCCTGCAGGCATCGCTGGCCGCCGCCGCGCAGAAGTCGAAGGCGGAAACGGACCAGTACGATGCCGCGCTGAAAAAGGTCCGCACGCAGCTCGACGAAAACAAGAATGCGGCGGTGCACGGCGCCGGCGAAACCACGGCCGGCCTCACCGCCACGCGTAGCGCGGTGGACAAGCTGCGCGGCGCGTTGGCTGGTCTGGCGGCCTATTTTTCGTTCCAGGCCATCGGCAGCGGCATCAAATCGCTGTTGGGCACCGGCGATCAGTTTGAAAAGTTCCAAAAGCAACTGACCAACATCTATGGCGATGCCGCCAAGGGTGGGGCAGCGTTCGAATGGGTCAAGCAGTTCGCGAAAGATACGCCGCTGCAGCTTGACCAGGTGATGCAGTCGTTCATCAAGCTGAAAAACTTCGGCATCGACCCGATGAGCGGCGCGCTGCAGGCCGCGGTCGATCAGAACGCGAAGCTGGGCGGCGAGTCGGAACGGCTGGAACGCATCACGCTGGCCATGGGCCAGGCGTTCGCGAAGGGCAAGCTGCAGGGCGACGACATCAAACAGATGATCGAAGCCGGCGTTCCTGTATGGCAAATCCTCAGCGAGGTGACCGGCAAAAACGTCCAGCAACTGCAAAAGATGTCGGAGGCTGGCGCGCTCGGCAAGGATGTCATGCAGGCATTCTTCGCACAGATGGGCCGGGACGCTGCTGGCGCGGCGGCGGATCAGATGGCGACGCTCAGCGGCCAGTTTTCCAACCTGCAAGATAATATTCAGCAGTTTCAGGATCGTGTCGCCAAGAAAGGCGTGCTTGATTATTTCAAGGATCAGCTGGCCAAGCTCAATGACTTAATCGGGAAAATGGCTGCCGATGGCCGTCTCGATGCCTACGCACAACGCATTTCCGATGGCATTATCAGCCTCGCACAAACCCTGAAATCCGCTACCGCGTTTTTGATAGAGCACGCATCGGCCATTAAGGATTTGGCGAAAGCGTATGTCGGTTTCAAGCTCGGCAAGATCGTGGTGGAGGTTGGCGCGTTTGCGGTGCGTCTTGCCAGCCTGACGAAAAATGCCGTCGCTGCCGGCGCTGCCGCCAGGGGGCTGAGCGTCGGCATGGCCGTATTGCGCGGCGCCATGATCCTGCTGTCCGGTCCTATCGGTTGGGTTATTGGTGGGCTCACGGCGTTTGCCGCAGTCACCAAACTGGCTGCCGATCGCATCGTCGATTACGCCTTGAAGCATAACCAGGCAGCGGAAGACCTGAAAAAATCCAACGCCAAGCAGGCGCAGGCGTTGCAGGATGCCGCCGCCAAATATGGGCTGGTGGCGAAGTCGCTGGAGCAGTACGCCAATGTGCACGTACTTGCCGCCGAGGAGGTAGCCAAGCTTTCGACAGCTGAGCGCGCAGCGTACAAGGAAAGGCTGGAAGGCCACGCGGCCTACGTCGAGGCACAGCGGCAGGAAGCTGGGTTGATGGTCACCAGCGGCACGGCCAGTGAAGCGTGGGCCGGCCATTTGGAGAAAGTCAACGCCGAGCAGCAAAAAACCACGCAGGGTCTGAAGGATTTCGCTGCCGGTACGGAGTTGTCTGCAGCGGCCGCCGCGCAGCATATGAGCGTTGGCGCTGCCTCCATTCAGAAGAACCTTGGCGATGTAAAGCTGAGCGCTGAAGACGCAAAGAACAAGATGGAGGCGGAGTTTGCCGAGTTCGGCAAGAAAACGCCCGAGCAAATGGGCGATCTGGCGCTCGCCGTCGCCAATCTCGGCGCGCAGTCCGGCCCTGCCGGTGAGGCCATTCGCCGCAACTTGCATGACAATTTGACGCAGATCACCAGCGAAGATCTGCTGAATTTTCAGAAGAGCGGCGACAACGCATTCATCAAATTCGAGACCAGTGCCAAGGAAGCGGCCGTCATCACGGAAGCCACGCTGCAGGTGGCGCTCGCAACGCTTGGCGTGTCCGCTGAGCAGTGGGGTCTGAAAACCACGCTGGCTGGGCAAGACAACATCCGCGCCTTTCAACTCGTCGCGACCAATGCCTCGGCATCTGCCGAAACCATCGAGGCTGCATTCAACAAGGCTCTGGCAAAAGCGAGCACCGCCGATGATGCCAAGGCGATCGGCGATGCAATCAAGGAAGCTGGCGAAAAAGGCAAGGTTGGTTTCGATGCCACTGAGCGCGCCGTCAAGGCGGTGCAGGATCGCCTCGCGGCATTGAAAAACGCTGTCGATCCGCTGGCGGAATCCTTCGCCGTGCTTGGTATTCAGTCGCAGCGTTCGCTCGACGCCGCTGCCGCGAAAGCAAAGCACGCGTTCGACAATATCGTGCGCGGTTCGCGTGATGGCACCGCATCCATGAACGACGTGCGTGCCGCGTTCGATGGCTACGCCAAGGCGCAGTTGGCGGCAGTCGAGCACGCCGAGACGTGGCGGCGGTCGCAGGTACAGAGCGCACTATCCACGCAGGCCAGCATTCTCGGTGTATCCGATGAGATGGCCAAGCTCGGTGCGGCTGGCATCGCGGCCGGCGACAGTATTGCGCAGGGCCAGCGTGTGGCGCAGACCTCGCTTGGCGAAACGGCCAAGGCGGCATCGGAGGCCGAGCAGACCACCGAAGAGGCGGCCGACAAGGCAGAGAAATACGGCGAAAAGATGGCCAATGCGCACCAGGCGCAGGCCCGCCAGTGGGTCGCCACTGGCGCCCGCACGCAGGTGGCGATTAACGGCATGTCCGATGCCTTCCTGCAAGCGCTTGCCAACCTCAACCAGCTGGCCGTCGGCTCGCAGAACCTGTGGCGCAATGCGTGGAACGGCACCGTGGCGGAGTGGCGTCGGCAGGGCGAAGAGGTCGACAAACAGATCCAGGACATCAACCGCCAGAACGCCGCTTACGACGAGATGGCCAAGCGCGTTGATACCTTGCGCCAGAAATACAACTTCCTCAACGACGACCAGCTCCGCGCGCTGGCGCAGGCGCAGCAGACGCTGGAGGAAAACCAGAAGCGCGCCGAGGAAGAGGTTCGCCGCAAGCGCGACGCCGCGATGCAGAAAAACAAGGATGACCGCGAGCGCCAGACCGCCGAATGGAACAAGGAACTCGGCATCGACGGCAGCAAACCGGCCGCGCCCGGCGCTGGCGGCGAGCAGGTGCACCGCCACGTGGTGGATCTGAGCGTGAGCGCCAGCCAGACCCCGGGCGCTGTGCCGGCCCAGCTCAGCCCCACCGACGTGCAGAAGATCGCGAACGAAGTGGTCCGCGTCATCGGCATCGCCCGCAGCTCGAGTAATTGACCGCCATGGACCAGATCACCCTCGGCACCGTCACCCTTCCGCCCGACCTGCAATGGTCGGATGAGTTTTCGTGGGTAGCGCTGGGTATGACCGCCAAGGTCAGCCTGACCGGCGCGGAGATCGTGCAGAGCGGTACCCTGCAGGCCGGCCGTCCGATCACCCTGCAGGGGGGGGGCGACTTCGCCTGGCTGGACTACGCCACGGTGGAGGCGCTGCGCACGCTGGCCATCGCGGCCGGCGCCACCTACACGCTCACGCTGCCGGACGCGCGCACGTACCAGGTGCGTTTCCGCGGCGAAGACACCCCAGTCGAAGCCACGCCGGTACTGCACCGCGGCACGCCCACGCCGGGCGTGCGCGACGCGCTGCAGTACGTCCCCATCATCCGCCTCAAGACGGTGTAATCCATGACCATTCAAGTCACCGACATCCAGCTGCTGGCCAGCGAGCGCCTCACCGACACCGACGACGGCGGCGGCAAGATGACCGGTACGGTGATCCTGTCTGGCGCCATCAACAACCTGTTCCCGGATATTTCGCGCCTGGACCGCACCTACGGTCGCCTGAGCCTGCGCAAGGCATTCATGTCGGTGCGCAGCCAGAACACGGACACCTACCTCGGCGCCCACGTGATCGTCACCGACCCGCCCAGCGACCCGAAGGTGGCGGTGACCATGTTCACCACGAACAGCCCCACCGACGTGCGCAGCAACGCGCAGGACCGCATCGAGAGCTATCTCACCGTCGGCCCGCTATACGGCTACTACGTGTTCGGCAACCAGCCGCAGGGCGCCAAGACAATCACATTGCTCGGCCGGGTGGAGGATGCCCTGCCGCAGGTCGGCGACGTGCTGGTGATCAGCGTGGAGAGTGGCAACACGGTCACCGCGCAGCAGTACGTGCGCATCAGCGATGTGAAGTCAGAACTGCGCACGTTCACCGACACCATCGGCGATTTCACGCGCAAGGTGCTCACACTCAGCCTCACCAGCGGCCTGCGCGCCACCTATATCGGCGCCGAGGCCAACCGGTTCAGCAGCACCATCCCGCCCACCCGCATCCGCACCGTCACCGTGGCGGATGCCAGCAGCTATTTCGGCGTGAGCAAGCTCAACGCGCCGGCCGCCGCCAATGACCTGACGGTGGTAGTGGAGAGCATCACCGCGCAGCTTGTGCCCAGCACCACGCGCGAGGTCGCCGTGGCCGGCGCGTCGCCAGGCCTGTCGCTCAGCTACATCGCCGCGGCCATCGCCCAGGCGCTCATCACCGGCGCCTCGCCGCGCTACCAGTACCGCGGCGTGCTGCCCAAGAGTGTGCAGGCCAGCATCGCCGGCGGCACTGGTAAGGATGACGGCGCCGGCAACCTGCTCCTTGGCACTACCAACGTCGGCGCGGTGGACTACGACGCTGGTCGTATTTCCGGCCCGGCCATCAACGGCGGCACCTACATTCCCGCGGCCAGCTACAGCAGCGCCAGCCGCACCATGGCGCTGGATGTGACGCTGGGCACGCAGGGCACCGTGTACGTGACCACGCTGCCCACCGTGCCGGCGCCCGGTACGCTGAGCGTGTCGTTCCGGTACCTCGGCAAGTGGTACACGCTCACCGACCAGGCCGCGGACGGCACCATCCTCGGCGACTCCACCGCGGCCGGCAGCGGCACCGTGGATTACACCAACGGCAACGTCACCTCTACCTTCGGCGCGCTGCCGGACGTGGGCAGCAAGGTGGTCTATGCGTGGGGCGACCCCACCAGCTTCGCGCAGCACGCGGGCAACCTGACCGTGACCGACCCGGTCCTGCTGTTCCAGACGCTCAGCTGGCCGATCAAGCCCGGCTCCATGACACTGTCGTGGCTCAGCGGTGGCGTGACCAAGAACGCTACCGCGGCGATCGACGGCACCATCACGGGCGACGGCACCGGTACCGTCACGTACCTCGACGGCACCGTGCGCATCGTGCCGAATGCCGGCGCGTTCCCGGATTCCAACGCCAAGGTCAATGTGAACTACACCCAGGCGGCCGGCCTGCAGTCGTCCGTCACCGGCGCCTATGCCGGCGGAACGCTCACGTTCGACCTGCCGGCCGGCGTGCTGCCGCTCAAGGCTGGCGGGCTGTCTGGCCAGGTCACCGGCTTTTTCGAGTCGTCGTCGGCCACGATGTACTGGAAGGATGACGGCGCCGGCAACATCGTCACCGCGGTGGAGCTTTCCTCGCAGTACCGGGGTTTTGTTCCGCCGGGCGGTCTGCCGCCGGTCGCCATCATCAAGGTCGGCAGCGGCACGGTGAACTACAGCACCGGACACGTCACGATCCAGCCCGGCACCGTCGACATGACGTACTACGTGATCGACGGCTCCAAGCCCACCAGCAGCTATCAGGGCTTCCCGGTGTACACCGGGCACTGGGAGGCGCACCAGGGGCAGGGCAACTTCGTGCCGTCGCCGCTGGTGCAGTTCAAAGGCACGTCCACCGCCACCACCGAAACCCCGCTTGTCGAGGCCATCGACTACCCGGGCATCAGCTTCGTGCTGACCCGCACCGTAGTCGACCCCATCCTTCCTGGCAGCGTGTGGTTCACCTGGGGCGGCAAAACCTACATCGACCGCGCCGGCAAGATCCTGCGCGACATGGATCCGGCCACCGGCAGCGCCACGCAGGCCGGTACCATCAATTACAGCACCGGCGAGGTCAACCTCAACAACTACGGCACCAGCACCGGCGGCGCGGTGGCGCTGGTGTCGCTGGTGACCCAGTACGGCATCATGCCGGTCACCGCCGCCACCTTCCGCACGCCGGGTGCACCGCTGCGGCCGGCGTCGTTCTACGTGCAGGCCACTCGCACGGATACCGGCGAAACCATCACCGCCGCCTCCGATTCATCCGGCGTGGTCAGCGGCGCGTTCATCGCCGGTACCGTCAACAACGACATGGGCTGGGCTGACATCCGCTTCGGCAGCTATGTCACCGCCGCCGGCAACGAAACCCAGCCCTGGTACAACACCGCCACCATCGGCGGCAGCACGGTATGGAAGCCGCTGCTGGTCGACCCCAGCACCATCAAGTTCAACTGCGTGGTGCAGACCACGCTGCCGCTCGATGCCGACCTGCTCGGCATCGACCCCGTGCGCCTGCCGCTCACCGGCAAGGTGCCGATCTTCCGCGACGGCAACATCGTGGTGGTGCACGACGACCGCACCGTGGCCTTGCCGGTCGGCTTCGGCGCCGGCAGCACCTTCACGCTGCCGGATGCGCCGGTGTCGCAGGCCACCATCGTCGACGCCGCCGGCACCGCCATGGCCATCAGCAACTACACCGTCGACATGACCACCGCCACCATCACCGGCAGCAGCACCTACAGCACCACCGGCCTGGTCGCGCCGCTCAGCGTGCAGTACACGGTGGAGGACATGCTGCTGGCCAGCAGTGTCGAACTCAACGGCCAGATCACGCTGGGCTCGCCGCTCAGCCGCGATTACCCCACCGGCGCGAAGGTCAGCAGCGGCCTGCTGTTCGGCGACCTGCAGGCGCAGAACCCGGTGTTCTTCAGCCAGCAGACGTGGACGGGCGCGTGGAGCGATACGCTCAGCGGCGCCGGCACCACGGCGCAGTACAACCGCACGCTGTATCCATTGCAACTGGTGAATGCCGATTCGGTGACTGAACGTTGGGCGCTGATTTTCACGAGTCCGACCGCGGGTAACGTCGTCGGTGAAACGCTGGGGCAAATTGGTGGCTTCACTACGGCGTCCGATATTGCGCCCATCAACCCGGTATCTGGGCAGCCATATTTCACGGTTAAAACCGCTGGCTGGGGTACTGGCTGGGGCGTGAGTAACGTCCTGCGGTTCAACACCGTCGGCCCGAATGCGCCGATCTGGATTGCGCGCACCGTTCTGCCGGGGGCACAGGCGCTGACTGATGATGACTTCCGTGTGCAGATGCGCGGGGACACCCAGTGACAACTTACCGCGATGTCGTCCTTGCCGATGGACCGGCTTATTACTGGGGCCTCGACGACGCCATTGGCAGTGCCATATACGCGTCGGTCGTATCGGGCGGACCCACGCTGGCGCCCTCTGGGAGCATCTTGCTCCAACAGCCGGGTCTTGCTCTGGGTGATATCAGGACCTGCGCGAAGTTCAGTAGCGGTGCTTCCGCTGTGTCGAGTCAGGCCGCGCAGGCGCCGGACGTCTTCGCACTCGAATGTCTCATCAGCACCACCAAGACCTCCTGTTACCTTTTGGGTCACGCGGCGGGCACGGCATATGACCGGCACCTGTATATCGGCAGCTCGGGCCGTCTGATTCTTGGCGTGTATGATTCTGCAAATCGGGTGGTCATTGGTTCGTCGGTTGTTTCTGACGGCAAAACCCACCACGTGGTTGGGCGGGTCGCCGCGGGTGGCGTGCTGTCCGTGTGGGTTGATGGCAGCAAGCAAGGCGAGGCGACATTCGGCCCAACGTTTTTCGCCTACTCGCCGAAGATATCGTTGGGCTCGGCCGCATTCAACATGTCGGGCTGGCCCGAGGCGAGCGCAGATTTGATGCCGTTCGTCGGCATGATGGACGAGCCGGCGGTTTACCGCGGAGCGCTGTCAGACGCCGCTATCGTCCGCCATGCTCAGGTCGCCCTCCGCCCGTCTCGGTTGGCCGGCAGGGCCACACTGGACAACGGCAGCCCAGCGTCTCGCGTGCTCGCGAGGAACTGGGACACCGATCAACCCGCAGGAGCGGCGACGCCTGGCGCCGATGGCAGCTGGCAAATTTATGTCGCGCCGGGCAACTATGAGGTGTCCGTACGGGGTCCGGCCGGCTACCAGCCAGTCACACATGGGCCGGTGGCGGCGGTGAGCGACGTCTGATCGCCAATGTCTACGTCCTATAGCCCACCTGTTGGCGGCTCCATCAATGCGGTGCTGCTGGCAGGTTATGTCGTGCCCGACGGTGCAGCGATCGATGCTGTGTTGCCGCCACCATCGAACTCGCCGGTCGCGCAATCATTGTATCGATCGGTTGGGCTGCGCTTCGGTCCTGGCGGCATCCGCGCCGCCGATCCAGTGTTGGTTCGTTCGTCTTCGGCAACTAAGGTAGACGGGGCGGTGGGATCGGGCTGGATCGAGCCATGCACCACCCCATCTGGCATTCGTTCGCCATGGGGGCATGTTGGCCATGCCGATGACGTGATCCGGTTGCGCTCGGCGTGGCCGGACACGGCTTGGGCGCTCGCTCACTTTTCCTGGATCGGGGTGCATCCGGCCGAGCGACGGCCGACGCTGCTTTGGCGCAACGGTGTTCCGCGCATGGCAATCCAGACCATCGTGCACTGGTTGTTCGTGCATCCAACCGATCAACATCAGTCCACACGCTGGACGCCGGGGCAGTTGCCGTACGAGCCGAACCAGCCGGCCGTGGCCTATGCGCCGCCAGCAGGGCTGGCGGTTGGAGTTTCGCTGGCACCCGGTTACGTAGCGCCGGAGCGGCTTGCTGTGGAAGTGGTGCTGATCGGGCCGACTCCGGCTGTGATCGGTGCCCAGCACGATCCCATTGCGCTGGACATCCGCTGGGGCCTAATACGTAAGAGTGACGAACGCGTGGAGATCCGCTGGGGCCACGGCCCGCAGTACCGGCGCCCCGATCCGCCTCCCATCGGCTCACCCTGGACCGGCAGCCCGAACGAGCCGCCGCCCATCCCCATTGCCCGCAGGGTCTACATCGTCATGAATGATGTGCAGGTTGTACGGCTGCCCGAGCGCACGCCGATCGCAGTGCTTTCCGTCGACCTCAACGCGTCGGTGGATTCGTGGGCGTGGTCGGTGCGGATGGAGCTGGCCGACCCCTCGCAGATCGCGCTGCTGAAACCGGACGGCAGCGGCCCGAAGGTGGTGGAAATCACCATGAACAGCTACGTGTGGACGGCCATCATCGAAAGCCGCGACGGTACCCGCGGGTTTGCCAACCGCGCCGCCACGGTGATCGGCCGCAGCCAGACGGCGCTGATGTCCGAGACGTACACGGCCAAGCGCTCGCTGGCCGTGGCGGACGCCTACAGCGCGCAGGCGCTGGCGAACCTCGAGATCAGCCAGCGCGCGCTGCCGTTCACCATCGACTGGCGCGGGCTGGACTGGGTGGTGCCGGGTGGCGTGTGGTACTACCAGGACCTGGCGCCCATCGACGTGATCGCGCAGATCGCCGCGGCGCGCGGCGCGGTGTTGCAGTCCGCGCCCGGCGACCCGACGCTGATCGTGCAGAGCCGCTACCCGGTGAGCCCGTGGAGCTGGTCGGCCGGCGTCGCCGATGTGGCGCTGCCGTCGGACTGGATCACCGGCATCAACGCGCAGCAGCAGAGCAAGCCGATGTATGACGCGGTGATCATCGCCGGCCAGCAGCAAGGCGTGCTGGCCAAGATCACGCGCACTGCCAGCGCCGGCACCACGTTCGCCGCGCAGGTGGTGGACCAGCTCAACGTGACGGCCGACGTGGCCACCGAGCGCGGCCGCAACATCCTGAGCGATCGCGGTATCCAGGAGCTGGTGTCGATGGAGATCCCGCTGTTTGCGCCTGGCACCATCACCGCCGGCATGTCGGGCCTGTATGCGCCGCTGCTGCTGGTGGACGTGCAGGACCCCACCGACCCCTGGCAGGGGCAGACGGTTGGCGTCACCATTTCCGCCCGCCGCGGCGGTACCGACAACAAGACGCTGGAAATCTGGCAGAACGTATCCCTCGAGAGGCACATTAGCGATGCTAGTTGACGTCTGGAAACGCTTCGAAGGCCTGCTGCCCTCGCAGACCATCACCATCGCCACGGTGTCCGCCATCAACACCGACGGCACCAGCAGCCTCACCACGCCAGAGGGCGGCACGCTGCGCGCCATCGGCACCAGTGTAGGCGTGGGCAGCAATGTCTACGTACAGTTCGGCCGCATTACCGGGCCCGCGCCGAATTTGCCCACGTACAATCTGAGCGTGTAGGCAAAAGCCGATAGGCGGATAGGGCGAACGCCTACTGATGCGCCGCGCCGCGCGGAGCATCATCGGCCGGCGCACTGTTGCGCATTGCCACAGGGGAACATCATGTCCGACGACCTTCACAACCGCGGCCCGGCCGACCGCTCCCGGGTCAACGTCAACGAATCGTGGGAAGTGCGATACTGGTGCAAGGAATTCGGTTGCACCGAAACCCAGCTACGCGCGGCGGTAAAAGCCGTTGGGGTCTCTGTCGCTTCCGTCCGGGCGCATCTCAAGAAATAGGGGCACGCAATGAAGCGATGGCTATTCCTGGTTGCCGGGCTGATGCTGGCCTTTGCCGTGCAGGCCTCCGACAGCGTGCGCTTCGGCAGCCGGGTCGTTACCGTCGGCGACTCCGAAAGCAAGGTGCTGCAGGTGGCCGGCGAGCCCACCCGCCGTGTGCAGCTGCAGAACAAGTTCGGCGCCGCCAGCGGCTACCGGCTCGACTACGACCAGGGGCGCAAGACCGTGCAGATATTCATCTCGCAGGGCCAAGTGGTGGCCATCGCCGAGCTGTACTGACCGCGCGCGCGTAGTGCCAGCCCTCCGGTAAATCTGGCACACCTGAATGGCGATGCTGGGCACATGCCCAGTCATCGCCGCATCCATTCCTCGCAGGGCCGCCAGCCGTGACGCTGGCCGCGCCCAACGCCACGCCGGCCAGCACTTCGCTGCGTCTGGCCTGGGGCGCGCGCGTCAGCACCGAGTTTGCGCAAGGCGTGCTCGGCATCTGCCGCGACTTCGGCTGGGGCAGGGAACACCCCAGTTGGCTCATGTCCTGCATGGCATTCGAAAGCGGCGAGACGTTCAGCGCGCAGGTGCGCAACGCTGCCGGCAGCGGCGCGGTCGGGCTGATCCAGTTCATGCCGGCCACCGCCGCAAGCCTCGGCACCACGGTCGAGAACCTCGAACTGCTGAGGCCCGAATCGCAGCTCTACTACGTAGGCGAGCACTTCCGTCGCTACGCGCCGCGCATCCATTCGCTCAGCGACATGTACATGGCGATCCTGCTGCCGAAATACATCGGCCAGCCCGACGACGCCTTGCTGTTCTCCGGCGGTGTGGCCTACCGCCAGAACGCCGGGCTCGACGCCAATCACGACGGCAAGGTCACCAAGCTCGAAGCCACCGCAAGGGTTGCGGCGAAGCTGCAGCGCGGCCTGCTGCCCGGTTTCTCCGCGGACTACTGCTGGACCAGCGCATGACCGAACCCGTATCCACTGCCATCGGTATCAAGCTCGCAAGCCTGGTCGCCGGCTTTGCTGGCGGCGTGGTCAGCCTGGCTTTCCTGCGCAACCTCTCGCGGGTCCAGGCCGCCATGGCCGTCGTGGTCGGCTCGCTATCCGCCGCCTACATGACGCCCGTGGCCATCGTCTACATGGGCTGGGCCGACAAGCCCGAACTGCAGAACGGCACGGCCTTCGTCATCGGCCTCACCGCCATGAATCTGATCCCCGCGATCAAGGCCGCCGCCGCCCGCTGGACGCCAAAATCCCAACAGGGGGATGGAGGTGCGCAATGAACACCCTCACGCTGCTGCAAATCGCCGCCAACATCGCCGTGATCCTCTACACCGGCGATGAACTGCGCCGGATCATCGGCCACCGCCACCTGCTGATCGTGCTGTCGTGCGTGCTGGTATGCGCGGGCGCCCTCGGCGGCATTTGCGAGGCCGTGCGGCACGGGACGACGGTCTACAACCTGTCGTTGTCCCTAGGCGTCGCCATCTATTGTGCGCACCGCCATCGTCACCGCGGAGTGCAGCCATGATCGCCGCCTTCGTCCGCGCGTACTGGCGCCAGATCCTCGCCGCGTTGATCCTGCTGGTCATCGCCGCTTGGTGCTGGCATCGCATCGTCGCCTACGGCGACGCCCGCTTTGCCGCCGGCCGCAACGCCGTCATCGCCGAGGATGCCATCGCCGCCGCGCAAGCGCGCCTCGACGCCGACCAGCATGCCACCGCGTCGGCCGCCGCCGGCGTCGCCATGCACAACATGCTCGACATCGCGCTCCCGCGCATCGAGGTAGACGCCAATGACACCGCCGACAAGATCCACACCATCTACCTGGCCGCGCCTGCTGGCCCTGCTGCTGTGTGCGTGCGCCCTGCAGGCGTGCAAACAGCACTCGACGCGGCCCGCGATCGAGCCAACGCCGCCGCCCGCGGTCAGCTGTGACCAGACCCAGCCGCCCGCGCTGATTCCGCCGCTGCCACCGATCACCACGCCACCAGACCAGATGCTGGCAGCCATGGACGCCTGGGCCGTGCAAGCCATGGCTGTCTACCAGCGTGAGGTGACCACGCGGCGCGGCGAGCATGCGTGCATGCGCGAGCTGCGGCGCAATGGCGTCATCCGGTGACCTTCAATGTATTGCAGCGCACCAGCCTAACGTGTAGACTCTTCCGACTCTGAGCGGGAGAGAGGCACGCGGTACGGCTCTGTAAGATAAAGACCGAATCGCGCCCCCGCTACCAGATCTTTCTTGGTGCAAGAAAGCCTCCTCGTGAGGCTTTTTTGTTGGGCGCAAGGATGCGTCGTGCCGGATCGCCGCTGGCGGTCACGTGCGCCGGAAAGAGCTGCTTGAGGA